CCTGATGTATTTGTAACTAAAGCAGAAGAGCCTATAGCTATATTATTACCACTACCTGTATTAGTAGCATTTAAAGCTAAATTTCCTAAAGCTACATTGGTTGATAAAGCACCACCACCTTTACCTACTGTTAATCCTGATATAGATGCGTCATTAGCTGTGGTAACTGTTGTACCGTTAAAGGTAAAGTTTGCAGAACCTGCTAATACACCTGAATTGTTATATTGTACTTGTGTATTAGAACCACCAGCACCAGCAGTAGGTGAAGTTACCCATGTAGGAGCAGCAGCACCATTAGATTGTAATACTTGTCCAGCAGTACCAGCAGCCGTAATAGCTAATGCTGTGCCTGTAGAATAAACTGATCCACCATTGACAGCAGTTAAGTTAGCATTAGTTCCACCACGATTTAAAGCTATAGCATTACCATTCCATGTAGCTGATGTAATAGAGCCTGGATAATCTAATGTGTTTGTAGACCAAGATACATTAGATGGTGATTGATTATGTCTATCCCATGATCCAGCAGCAGTAGAATTATCTAATAAAACAACTGTGCTAAATGCACCTGATTGTAAAGTATCAACAGTAGTACTAGAATTGTTTTGAACTACAATTGTGCCTGATGATTGATTATTATTAAATGTAAATAATGCGCCATTAGGTAATGTAGTAGCATCTGGTAATTTAATTGTTTGACCACTAGAACCTGTAATTTGAAAATTTTGAACAGATGATGCAGTAAGAACTATTGTTGTGCCACTTGCTGCTTGACTTGTAAAACCCTCAAACAAACAATTTGTAGTGATATTAGCATTGGCATCTCTTATTACAACAGAGTTAGCACCGCTAGATGTTGTAACGCCTGTTCCACCATTAGCTACAGGAACTGTGCCTGTGAGATTATGGTCACTATTCCAATCGCTTGGTAAAACTATATCAGCTAAAAGTGTGCCTGGTGGAAAGTTACCTAATGCTATTTGTGCATCTAAATCTGGTTGTGTCCAATTGGCAATATTATCCGTTTTAGCATGTTTAATCGTTACTGCCATTATTTAACCCCTATGATCTTACCGTTAGCATCACGAATGATTTGTTTAGGCTTAGTAAGCTGTTCTACAAGAGCTTGATGGGCCATATCTTGTTTCATAGCTAAGTTAGAATTGTGTTCTTGGTTAGCTTGTAGTAAGTCCATCATGTTAGTATTGACTGCGTGTAATACACCTGTAATTTCATCTGTTAAGTGCATAGTACCTGTATGGTCAATGTCTACTAATGGATCTTGTAATGGATTAGCTTGCATATATTGTTGTTTAAGTTTTGTCTTAGCATCTAATTCAGCAATCATAATCTTAGTTTCATTATCTAGCTGTGTTTTCCAACGATCAAACTCTAATTTTTGTTGCTCTAAGAATTGATCCAACTCTGCTTTATGCTGACGTTCTTTCATGTCGTTTTGTGCTTGCATTTGTTGTTTTTGAGCTTCTAATTGTATCTCATGTTCACGTGCTTGTGCTTCATTTTGTAGTTCAGCTTGACGAGTTTGCATCTGTAACTGAGATTTCTCTTTTTCCATTTGCATAGTTGCTTGGAGCTTCATCATCTCAGGATCAGGCTTAGGTTGTTTAGGTTGTTTAGCTTGTTCTTTTATAGCATCTGCTACGTTATCAAACTCACCTTCTAATACTCTACCTACTCTGTAACCTGTTACGCCAAACTTGAGTAAGTCCATGAGTAATGGTGTGGCTTCTGGTGGCATAGCTTGTGATGCTTGTGTAGCTTTCTCTAAGAATTGACCTACTGCACCTAAGAACTCTACTCTATCTTGTTTTTCTCTTTGTTCATCTTGGTATAGCATAGAATCACTAGCTACTTCTACACGGAATGTTCGCATAGGATTGTCTTTAAGCATAGCAATCGCTTGTGGGACTAATTGTTGATCTTCCGGTGATAGCTGAGCTACGCCACCAATCTTAACCAATGTTTCAGGTTGAAATTGACCGCAAATAATCTGTGCTTTAATCTTGAGAATGTCAGAAGCGAAGCAAGCCACGTCATCTTGATAGTCTTTAAGTCTTAGTGATGCAAATTGGCTCTTAATACTAGAAGCAGTTGCAGTTTCTATGATATTAGATTGACCACGAATGATGTCTGATATACCTGTTATGTCGTATATCTCTGATTTTAACTGTGCCATAGCTTCATAAGCATATTTAAGTGCAGCAGCTACAGGTGTAATGTCTACAATATCAATTGCACCCTTTAAACCTTGCTTTTCAGCAAAGGCTTGCCAATTCTTAACAGGGATAAGTGTATTGTTTTCACCCTCTGTAAATAAGCGTTGTAATGTTGGTTCTGATGCGTCATATACACCACGAACTTTAAGTGCGTCTATAAGCCCAGAAATGCGTGATGATAGGGTATCTAAAGCATTAGCTTGATCTTGGTATAGTGTGAAGTCAGGAATAGGTACTAATGACTCGTTAGTGATTGTTGAATAAAGTGGTTTAGGGCAAGGGAAAAATTCTTCTAACTGTAACGGATCATCTCTCTCATCTAAAACTTGGTTTAGTGACTTAGATATCCACATAACCTTTTTAGTTTCACGATCCCATAACTCAATGATAAGACCTTTTTTGCCTACACCATCTGAATCTTTATATTTTTGGTCATCTGGGCTTGCATCTAGTGGAATCTTGTTACCTAATTCTTCACCAAAGCGTTCTTGTAGTGCTTTGCGTGTAAGATATACTTTACGCCATACTTTGTTTACTTCATCCCATGTTCTTGCTACTTCATGGCCAAAGTCTTTCCAATGTACATAGTCTACAGGTGATGCTTCTGTGTCTAGGTATTCTGCGGCTTCGTCTGTAGCTTCATCTTGCTCTGATACTGAGTAATCTTGTTGTTCAATTTTAGGCTCATAACGAACCCATGCTGTGCCACGGCCACCTAAAAAGCGATCATATACTGCACTTTCCATAGCATGTCTAAAGTCTGTGTAGTGTTCAATCTCAAAATCCATTGCTCTTTCTAAGATTGTAGATGCTACACGGCCTACTGGATCATTGTCTTTAAATCTACGAGATACGTCAGCTTTAGGCATACGAGAAAACGTAGCTGCCTTTAATGTTTGAACGTTAGCCCATAACATATTGTAGCGTGACTGAACAGAGTTTACTTGTCGTTCATCTCTGTACCTACGCAATATTCTATCTGTTCTACCTGACCACTTGGAGAACTCTTTGTCGTATTGCGTGACAATGTTTAAGTAGACTTCTACGTTGGTCATTATGCAAATACCACAGTTGCTGATAATGTACCGCTAACTACAATATAGATACCTGCTGTTGTAGATACAGGCATTGGATACCATGTAGCTGTTACACCAGTAAATGTGTCAATAACTTTTGTAGTTGTTGTATTACTTGCACTGTCGTAAATAGTGATTGTGCCTGATGTTGATGCTGATACGAATATACCTAATAAACTAGCACCTACTGGTGATACGTTACCTGTTGCTGAGATTAGTTTATATCCACCTACGTTTTGCATTGTTCCTGCCATGTTATATCCTTCCGACTTGTGTTTTAGGGGTTGATTCCCATAATTCGTTTAGTGTTACTTCCGTCTTGCCTACATGTAATCCTCTAGGCTTATCGTCTTTCTTTTCAATCTTAGCTTCCTCAGCCCAACATACAGCTAAGTATCTAAATGCGTCAGCAGCATGAGATGTCCAATCATGTTTAGGCCTATCTTTGAATATCTTGCGATCCTCATCCCACTCACGTTGATATTGCTTTAGAGCTTCTATACCGTCTGCACAGTTTTCTTTATCAATCCATACTCTCGGAAACATAAGTCTTGCAGCTTGTATACCATCCATGATAGATAGGTTAGTAGTGATACGCATGTTCTTCCACTCAAAGTGAGAAGCTAACTGCTCTACGATAGATTTACCACCGGATGCTAGAGTCTTTGCTTTAGCGTCATGCGGTAGATAATGTATGCCGAACTTATAAGGTTTGGTAAGCACTTGCGCAGCATAGTGAGCTATTTCCTTACCACTTGAAGCATAATAGTCAATCACATGAACTTCACCATGAATGACTTGGTAGAACCATATAGCAGTATCATCACTATAACCCAAATCCCATACGGTGTGTACAGGCATTTCTTTGTCATACTTAACTTCTGTGATGCGACCTTCTTGTTCAGCTTGGTATAATTCTCTACCCCATATTGCACCAGGTATAGCAGCATCAAAATCACATTCCATCTCTTGACGCCAAGCATCTTCGGTCATTTCTCTTTTTAGGGAGTCATACTCGCTAGGCAGAAGTATATTACTTTGTGATGCAGTGATCTTGAGTGCTAACCATTCGCTACTTGTGGTAGCCCTATTATACACTTCCCAGAATTGATTGCGACCTTTAGGTGTGCCAATAATAATAGCTTTACCTTGTCTATCGGCTAACGCTGGGCGTATAACGTAATTCCATACTGACGGTTTCCAGTCACCATATTCGTCTGCAATAAGCATATCGAAAAAGAGACCTCGCAAGCTATCAGCATTGTCTGCTCCAAAGAGCTGTATTCTTGCACCATTAGCAAAGTCTAATCTCATTTCAGACTCGTTAATCGTAGTGCCTTTAATAACCCTTGTAAAGTGTTTAAAGTAATCCCAACTAACTGCTTTAGCTTGTCTATAGAAAGGTGCTATGTATCCACCACGAAAGTCTGTGCGCGTAGTTGTAAGTGCTTCACGAATAAGATGATTTACGCATGCTACAGTTTTACCTGCACTTAACGCCGGTGAGCAACTACTACCGCCCACCGTTTTTCTCCATCATGTAAGGGTAAAAATGCTTCCCTAGGTGTATAGGGTATTACTATTTCTTCCATGTGTAAGCTACTTCACCGCTTAACTCTGTATTCTGATCTATTTGTTGTACTACTTTGCCATCTACTCTGTCAGCGTATTCTTTTATAGCTGATATATCACCAGCTTTAGCTTTTTCTATAAGAGCTTCTGCAATAGCACGATTAATCTCGCCTTCACTTTGGATATCCAATCTTTTGATTGTTTCCCCAAATAACCTATTGGATTTACTAGAATTTTGGTTGCCTAATGGCGCACCTGAACCCTTTGGATTTGTTTTTGTTTTCTCTGCCATATACTAATAATCAGGGTAGCCTGATTCCTCGTTATTGTTATTTGTATGTTGTAAGTGCTTTGGCCATCTTTTTAGGATCAGCTTGTGAATCTTTAAAGTCTTGCTTACTTGGTGCGCCCTTAACTCCAGGCTTTCTCATGTGTTCACCTGATCCAGCTTTGATTCTATCTTGTTTAGCGTGGATATTAGCCCATAGTCCAGGTTTGTTTGTCATATGATATCCTTACTTTAGGTTTTCTAACTTGTAGATAGTGCGTAAGAATACAGTTACGATCTCGTCTATCTTATTTTGGATAGCTGTGTCGTTCTTAGTAAATGCTTTATAGCGATTTGTTTCTACATATTGTAATTTGTCAGCGATACAGTATAAAGGTTCTTTGTATGTTGTCTTTTCTGTAAGAATAGGAATATTTAGTAGGCCATGTGTGCCTTGTACCATTTCAGCTAGATCATCTGTTAAATCTAAAATGTTCTCGTAGAAACCTTGTAGGGCTTTATGCTGTGAATAGCTTTTAGTAGCTAAATGGTATCTATGTGCTAATTCACGTGATAAGAATAATGTGGCAATAAATTCGTTCATATTAGTATTGTTGAGCCTGTGCTAGTTGTGGGTTAGGTAACATAGGTTGCATGTTTGTTGATTTGTTTAAGCCTTGTGTATAAGCGTTAAATCCAAAAGGTGCTTGTCCTTGACCGCCTGGCATAGCATAGTTTTGATTTGCTTGTTGTGCGTATTGGTTTGTATTTGCACCCATGCTGTAATCTCTTTGATAAGAACCAGGTTTAGCTCCCATGCTATAATCTCTTACATATGGATTATTTCTATCAGCACCCATACTATAATCTTTTACATACGGTGTATTGTAGTTTTGTAGTGCAGTAGCTAATTGTTGTGGATTAGCTTGTGGCTTTTGCATGGTGTTAAATGTGTTTTGTGGTGATCCCATTGTATTAGGTGGTAACATATTATTTTCTCATTAGTGCTTTTGCTAATTGTTTAGGGTTGTGTTTAATGCCTTCTGAAGCCATTTGTTTTGCTTTTTCCACAGGAATACCTACACGTTTAGCTACTTGTGGAGAATGAGCTGCAGCTTCAAATAATTTGTGTTGCTTACTTGTCCAAGGCATCTTGTTCTTTCTGTAGTAATTTGGGTATATCTGTAGACTTCTTAGTTGTATCACCATCTCTAATACATTCAGGGCAAGTTGGGTAGCCTGTGTAGTCGTACACATCTCCGCAATCTTGGCATACTGTGATTTTCACTTTATTCCCTATGTAATGATATAAAAAAAGCCCACGTTTTAAGTGAGCTTATGTGAAAGTAATAGATACAATTCTCCCACAACCCCGATTATACCAAAACTTAGTATGCTTGTGTAAATTATTTAGGCATTTATACGTCTGCCACCAATGGTTAAAAGGTTATCCATAGCCAACTCTAACTTAAATTCATAGGCAAAGGGCTTCCTAGTCTTTAAAAAGCGTGTGTAGATAGCTTCCTGTTGTTCCTTGGGTAGTGAATGAATGATACTGTCAATCGTATGTACGTTCTTTAAGTCTTGAGCTGATACCATATCCTCAAAAGCATCTGCTGTTGATTCTCCCCCTGAACTCATGCCTATGCTTTTCTTTGGGAATCCTAGCTTATGGCTATCATGTGACTTCATATACAAGGCCCAATCCTCGCATATACATAATAAACGATCCATGCTTAGCATTTAAAATCTTTTTCTGTTAATACAGGAGCATCTTTTTTAGCATCAGCCAACATCATCTCTAAAATGTCTACAATTTCTTCAGGACTACCACCTACAATATCATCACGTTCACTATAAGCTATAAGTTTGCCATTTTTTTTATAAAAGACTTCATTTAAAGCGTAGTAAGTCTCACCAGTTTCTTTGCATTTACGTTTCATAATTCTATAGTTCCAAGTCATAATTTTACCTTTTCTTCTATTAGCCTAGCAAATTGTACCATGCGGTCTATGCTGATTGGTTCGTATCCTGTAGGAAATACCTTTTTGTATATAGCAATAATATCTTCTTGTGTCATGTTCCTATCTTTATCCCTTCACCTACAATTGAGCTAGTATAAAATGAATCTTGCGTATGATTATGTCTTGCGTTATGTTTAGCATCTTTTTCGTTATAGACTGTTGAGCTTTTAATCTGATCTTCTGTAAAGTTTACTGTGTGGCCTAGTAGTTCTTGTAATGGATGTGGCTTAGGTCTGTGATAGTAAGTAACGTCATTGTGCGTGTATGATGTGAGATGTTCCTCGTTTCTAAGTCTAAACATAACCCATTTTACAATGTTATATCCTACATCTATTTCTTTAGCTACTTCTAAACAATTCATTTTGCCTTCACCAATAGCATCCATGATTGCATTTTTGTATTGCGTATAATGCAGCTCTGCTTCGTATTTCAACTGACATCCTTAACCTTGCAATGCCATTTCTTTGTCTTAGCATCCATGTGCCATCCATGAACGTGCAGCATAACTCCGCTTTCACGAACCTTGCCTACATTTTCATGGTCAGCTATTTT